TCAAATCGTTGGCTGACCTCGACGGCGACGGCAAAGTCACCATCGCTGATGCCAAAGTGGCTGCTGCCAAGGCCAAGAGCACTGTGAAAAAAGCAGCATCCAAGGCCAAGACGCAGGTCAAGGCTGCGACCAAGCGCCGTTCAAAGTAGTTCTAGTACCTGTCTGGCCTCGAGATATCTCACTGCGGTGCGCGGTGTAAAATCTCGGGGCTGGTTTTTTGCTAACCATTGAGCATGGCTCGATACGGCCAAGTCGGTATCCATCGCTAGATCCAACAGCGCAGACAGCGCAACCAAGTCATCAACGAAATCCATAGAAAAAATTCTGTCTAGACAGAAACCAGTCCAACCATCGGGCAGAACTTCGTTGGCTTTCCAATGTCCGTGTTTGTGTTGATGCTGCAGAAACCGCAAAAGTCTATGCCGTGCTGAATATCCACGATCAGACAACCAGGCCTTGGTGTCAGTATTGATATAGGGCATTACATCATGTTGCCAGTCATTCAGCATTATGTCCCGGCAGATCCACTGCCAGCTCATGGCATCTGTGCTCCATACAGCACGCACCTTGCACATGGTTTCCTGCCCTGGCATGTCCATGCAGTGACTATTGATAATCACGGGATTTTCGGCTCGGAGTTTTTGCCACTGATCCAAATAGTGGTCTCGACCTGTGCAGCCGCTGAGTACCGCGTGCTCGGCATAACGAAGGGTGCTGGTTCGAGGTGCGCGGCGCCCCTCCATGGTCAGACGTCGGTTCAACAACATACCACACACATGATCACCGCCGGTACCAGGCGGGAAACTATACAATATGGGTTGCAAGGTCTAGGTCATCCACATCCTGATCAGGGCCACGGTGTCGATTGACACCAGCAAGAGATAATTGGCCAGCATGCCAAAACTCTGCCGGGTCCAAGCCGCCCAGGCATACATCACGCAGCCGGTGATAAACCAAGGATAGATCCAGATCAAGGGAGGCGTGGGCACAGTGGCCGCCATCCAAAGACTACACCCTATAGAGATGACCCAGGCCGTGACTTCTATTGCAAATCGCCAGGGATGACTGCGCCAGTCCTGTTGTATCCATTGCCAAGTAGGACGGAATGAATCTAGCACAGCACATGCTGTTCGGCAAAAGCGAATGATGCCAGATTCTTGCCCTTGCTCTCGCACTCGATGTCAAAATCTGGTGAGAAAGTAGCGGCCCAGTCATTCACAGCACGGTTCCAGTAAAAGTCTGAATGAGCCCGTAGTTTCTGTTTCGTAAAACCTCGAGCAAGAAGGTCTGCAAGATCTGGACGAACTCCGGGATCATGATCCACAAGAATATCTTCCCGGCTAACACTATAATGACACAGAGGGCGAACACCACGCCAAGACTCACGGACGCGCTGAGCACGAGGGTCCTGCGGGTCAATATATTCTCCGGTCTTGATGAAGTGGTGATGAATGTCCAACACAAGAGCCACGTGGTCAGCCACAAGAAGAGTAACGTCAAGGCCATAAGATATTTCGTCGTTTTCGATAGTTATGAGATTGCGCGCCTCGGGCGATAATCTTGACAGGGTGCGCAAGAACTTATCGACACCGCCTTTGCCTGACAAGTGTACATTGATACCAAATCCATGATCGTGCCAGGTGGCGCCGTAGCCCATCCAGCGCGCCATATCGGCATGATATTCAAACTCTTCGATACTGCGTTCTACGATCTCATCAGATGCGCTGGCCAACACACAAAACTGGCCGGGATGGAAGTCCAGTCGCACACCCAACCGCCGAGCTGCTTCGCCCACGGGAGCAAAGATGCGTGCGCAGTGGTCCTGCACATCTTGGCGCTGCCACCAGGCCTTCCAGTTTGGCTCGGTATAGCCCTGCAACATCTCGGATCCCAAGCGCACCATCCTCAGTTCGGGTCGCAAGGCGCCCACGGTCTCCACCATCTTGAGAGCCGCGGCAGCGTTGTGGTTCATGATGTCCCACTGGCGCTGTTCTGCTTCTTCGGGATGTTCCCTCAGCCAGCGCATGGTAGTTGACCTGCCGTTGAGTTCACGATTGGCAGCGTTGACCTTCATGCCACCACATTCTGCGGGATCAGTCAGCCATTTGCAACAGAAACCTACACGTGGGATCATTTCCATCCGGGTCCCTTGACCCAGCCAACGAGACTGCGCCGTTTGCCTTTGGTAACGGGTGTAACGCGATGCACAGCATAGCCGGGAAAAAATATTATTTTGCCTCGTTCGACACCAGGCACCGTGGGTTTCGCGCTCAACATCAATTCAAGATTACCACCTTTGTAGTCCTTGGGATCGTCTAGTAGCAGGCTGAAACTGAGCTTGCGTATGTTACGCCCGGGCATCTGCGGCAGCATGTCGCGGTGCCAATCGTAGTGATCATCTTTGCGATCATACACGGTATACTGTAAGTGTTCTATCTCGTTGAGGTCAAACTGGAAATAGTCTTCGTTGGCCCTGATTATGATATCAGTGAGCCTACGGAACAACCACTCGCCGCCAGGTTGACTGGGGGTAATCCAAGCCACTTTGCTCCGACGCATGTTGCTGGCCAGTTCGGGATCCGAGGGATCAAAAGTGACGCCTTCGTCCAGTTCCAGTGTTTCTCCCAGTGCGATGATAGCATCTAGCTCTTGATCGGTGAATACGTTGTTGTACCATGCCCAATCTTCGGTATGTGTCGTGTGCAATTGCCAGTGTGTGAGATCGTTTTTGTTCATGTGCGTAGTTTAAGACAGATTGAGATATTGTTCAAGTGTTTTGGTATGAACGGGATCTTGTATACCGCAATCCCGATATCCTTGCAGGATGCCTTGCAAATAAGGTACACTGGGAGATCCACCCAGCCCTTGCATCTCATAGAAAAAGAAATGGTCGCCGTCCTGGCGCCAACGCCGGCGCGTGTAGTAAGTTGGATAGCCTTCGTATGCGTCAAGCGACATCAGATCATCGTGAGTGATCTCCCAGATCGCCCCGGGGGCCACTGCTCCGCGTTGGGGCACAATAGTGGCATGATTACCAAATGCCAAGCGCCAGCCTCGCAGATAGATCGGTTTGATAAATTTGGCCTTTGGGCAACGCCACGACATCTGGTCATGATTCATGTTGCTGCCATAGGCAAAATACCACGCAGGGTAGTCAGTTAGCTTCGGCGTCTTATGTCTAGAGTGGTGCAGTGGAATCCGCCGCCTAGAGTGCGGCTGTGTGTCATAGGCATGGCGATGCATTCGATACCACGCGCGTTCAAGATGCCAATCAAGGGTTTCTGGATCTCGTCTATGATCACCAAACCAGGGCGTATCACCAAAAGATTCATGCCTATCCATGGGCTGGCATAGGGATATTGAAAAAACTCCCGCTCCACGATTTCGTTGACGTATATCCGATCCCATGACCGCAAGCACCGGGGCACATTATCTTCGTTGATTCTGCTGCCATTCAATAACACCAAACCTTCCTGTAAAGGTACCACTGTTGAATCGATGTGTACACCGGCATAAAAGTTCACCAGCTCGATGTTCTTGTCGGGAAACTGCTCGCACAACCATTCATACGCCGCCCGGTTGCCCGATCTGCTTTCCAAAAACAACCAATCCTTGCCCAATCTACAGATGTTGGCGGCATCCAGCACCATGCCTTGATTCCTTGGCATCTTGATGGCTCGTGTCGCACTCTGCACTATGAAATCCAGCTCTTCGATTTCCATGTCTCGACAAGGATAGAGCATGGCAGGATCAACCACCGTGTCACCTGCTATCAAGAGCCTATCACGCGGACAGTAGTTGTACATGCCGCCGCGCTGGACGAAATCGATATCGTCCGGTCTCCAGACTTCAATACCTAGATTATACAAGGTCGTGCTTAAATGGTCAAGCTCTTTATTGGCCTGATCCACGATGAATTGGGGCACAGCACCTGACGGCACCGGTGTTTCGGTCCAGGCAGTGTGCTCGCTTTCTTGTGCGAACACCGGATCGTCCGTGGGCCAATTGGCCATGGTGGCGGACCCCACCATGATGCTTTCCAGTGGATCCCACTCGTTGTGGCTGGATACCCGCACTGCGGGAACGGTTTCAAAAGTTGATACTTGCATGTTAGATTCCTGTGATTTGTAGTGTATATCGGTCAGTGACGCCGAGATTTGCTGCCATGTGCGGGAAATCGTTGCCCCAGCAGACCCATTCACCCGCTTGCCAGCTGACCATGGGAGTGCCATCCATTTCAAGGTAGTGCCCACTCTGCCAATCTTCTAGGAACACTATGATGCGCATGATGGTGGTGTTTGGATGCAGTCTATGTATTTGGCGAAAACGCTGGTATGTGTCCCGGTGCGTGGGCAACACTGATCCCGGCGACATACGATAGAAACTCCAGCTGAAATGGTCCAAAGGAAAATGCTCACGGAACGGTGCTGTCCATGATGGTTCCGGACGGCGCATGTCATACATGTCACCGGTAAATCGTGTCTGGGTGAAACCCAGGCGCCGCCATTCCGTCAGTGCTGATTGATCATTAAAGGGTTCGTTGGTGTAGTCTAACTGCCTATGCTCAAGGTTCCACCAAGGATCTATGCGTCCCCGGACCCAAGCCCGACTACCGGGTGTTACCATAGTGTATGACTTTGACTTGATCCGTGCCGCGCAGTTTGCGCCAAGGATCCACAATGATCGATCCCGCAGGAATTTCGCAGTAGGGCAGTGTGTCTTCTTGATCTCCGGTGTATTCGTAAGTGATCTTCCTGTTGTGCGCCCAGAGCACAACGTGAGCACGGCCCTGTAGATCAACCACTACATCTTCAGGATCGTCCGCCTGTGGATCAAGATACACAACGTCGCGCCCCAGCTCTTTGACATAATGTCCCACCAAGGTAGAATAAGAACCGATGCAGTAAGGCACATCAGGTTTGTAGGCTTTGCCATGTATGGCGATGGGTAGGTCGTCGGCTTGATCTACCAGGAACTGTGCTAGGTTGCGGGCTTGTATCTCTCGCGCATGCATGATGGTGTCAAAGAGATCGTATCCGATGTCATACTCCTGGGCCAGCCAGCGCAGGGCGATGTTGTCCCTGGGATGGCATGCACCGGCATCGCCCATGCCTGCTGTCATGTACTTGGGTCCCATGATGCGCATGGTGGATCGCGCCAAGGCATTGGTCACTACATCCACATTGATGTGGCCAATCTTGAGAGCGAAGTCCTGGATCATGTTGGCCAGGCCGACCTTGGCCGAGATAAAGGTGTTGTAGAAGATCTTGATGGCCTCACATTCGTCCCATGTGCCCACTTCATAACGCGGATCGTTTTTCATGATGCCACGGTAAAGCTCGATCAGTTCACCGGCCACTCCGGTGAGACTGCCGTCCTCGGTGCCGATGATCACCATTTCAGGATTGGCCATGTCCCACTTGACCGAACCCATGGCGATGAGATAGGGATTGTAAAGGAATTGATGTCGCTGATCCAGCAGAGTGATGAACTTGCGCCGCGTGGTGCCAGGTAACACAGTGCTGATCAGCACAACCTTTTTGGGGGTATGAGCATGTGTGTTTATCTTTTCTATGGCATCGATCACAGCCTCGTGCCCAAAATCGCGAGGTTCCATGTGAGAACTGGGCACTGATCCATCATACCCCTCCGCGTGTGGCGTGGGCACCGCGATGAAAATCCAGTCGCTGTTTTCGATCATGTCACGCACATCGGTATAAACCTTGACCGTGGCGCTTTCACGCGGGTAAATATCGTAACCGCAAGTTTGGTACCGCTCTGCAAACACCTCAGCACAGTCAAGACCCAGCTTGCCTAGTCCGATAAATCCAATTCTCTGCATGAATATTCCTTTCGATAATATCTACCACTACATCGAAGGTCGCCTAGATCGACCTTCAGTTTTCTACTTATTTTTGCCCAACGGCAGCAGGCAAATAATGGATCTCAAACCGCTGCGATGCTACCCAGAATCTCAACTACCTCTTTTACCCCGTGTGATCTGCCATGACCAAGAACCACTGTGTTGGAAACAGTATACACATGATCAAGTTCAAATGCAAGAGCATCACAGATATCTTGATCAATGTTTCAAGTCTTGGACCAACGTACCCGATTGGCTGCAATCAACAGATCTCAACCTCGATCAAGCCACTTGTGTGTTTGGTGGCGTCAGTATTTTCGATCAACCAGTGTTGTTACACAGTGAACTCAATAGTCCGGAGCTCCGGCGATATCAGCAGGCTGGATACATACCCGCTTTCTGGCTCTGTCATGCCATGATCGCACGTGATTGGTATCGTTTTGCCAATAACGATCATCGTCTTCACCAAAGAACCAACCAACCTCTACAGCATCCGTTCTTGATCTATAGCCGAGGATTCACTGGCAGCAGACAATATAGACTGCGTTTTTTAGAACAACTTTGCAGCCTGGACTTGGTGCGCCATTCTGCGGTGTCGTGTCTACATCAAGAAAACGGCACCGCTCTACGAGATTTTTCTGCCACAGACTCCCAATGGCAGATGCGTGATCCAGAATTGTTGACTTCACTGCCTGAGTGCCAGGTACCAAGCTCGGCCAGTGCTGCCTACGACACACATGACATCACGAGCACGGCCTGTCAGATCGTGTTGGAGACCAAATACGATGGCGCCTGTCTGCATCTCACCGAGAAAACTTTTAGACCCTTGGCCACTGCGCAACCTTTCATGCTCATGGCAGCGCCGGGAGCATTGGCCTTGCTGCGGCACTATGGATTTGAAACTTTTCACGGATTGATTGACGAAAGTTATGATCAAATCCAGGACAGCCAACAGCGCATGACGGCAGTACTGGCCGAAATGACAAGACTGTCTGGCATGAGCCAGACACAATGGCATCAATGGCGAGCTCGAGCCCAAGCTGTGGCTTATCGAAACCAGGAGAGATTTTTCAGCGATGCGTTCGCTGACATGGTCTGGGACGAATGCCTAGACAATCTAGCACAGGCCCTGGATCAAAGTTTTGCGACTCGTGGCAAAAATTGGTTGGCACATAGGCGATACCTACGGTCACTGGGCGAGCATGGACGAGCATATCTACGACGTTCTAACGAAATCAATAAACTGCGTCAGCTTCGTGTTTTGCGCCAAGGTCTATAGATGCCGTCCCAATCCTTATCAACACCATTGACCTCTAGATCATCAAGGCGGGTCGAGAGCTCAGCATAAAAGCTGTCCATTTCGCCATTCCAGCTGCCTTGGAGCAGTTCGATCAGTTGACGACAGTCGGCCCACTGTTGTGTGCGATAGAAGTGCATGAGATCCTGATGCATCTTGATCTTGTTTTCCAGAAGAGGTATCTCAGTAAGGCTCACATCGGTCAGAACACAGTAAGCTGGTTGAGGTTCATGATCTGGGCTGACCTGTATGGTTTCTAGTTCCAAAATCGTAAAACGCCCTTGCTGTTTTATATCTTCTATCTCGTTGCAACCAAATAAAATGTTCATTGCTGCCCTCCGTAAATATATACCATGCGCATGCACTTTGACCTAATTTCCGATCTACATCTGGACACATGGGAAACCCAATTTGACTGGACTGGTCAAAGTACCAGTCCTATCTGTGTAGTAGCAGGTGACATATCGCGAGATCGGTCGCGCGCTGTAGAAACCCTGAAGCACCTTGGGCAATGCTATCAATTAGTATTATACATTGATGGTAATGATGAACACAAGGCCCACATGCATGATCTCCCATTGAGTTATAAAGAACTTGCCAGCGAACTCTCTGATATACCGCAAGTAGTTTTCCTGCAAGACAACATCGTGATCCTTAACGGGGTAGCTTTTGTCAGCACCAACGGTTGGTACAGTTTTGACTTTGACCCTGACATGGATCTGGACACCATGCTAGAGCACTGGCAAAGCAATACCGATGCCCGCACAATAGATATGCCAAAGTTAATGGAGTGGGCTAGAGCCGATGCTGCCTATCTATATCGCAGCATAGAAAAACTACAGCGCCATCAAGATGTCAAGAAAATAGTAATCATCACGCACACTGTGCCAAGACCTGACCTAGTTGAACATGATATACATCTCAAAGGCACTTACAAACACAATCTCATGGGCAACAGCCTCTTGTCTAAGTGTTTGGCTCTAGACACGGAGCACAAGATACACACGTGGTGTTTTGGACACTATCATGGATCAATTGATCGTGAGATCGCCGGGATTAGATATGTCAACAATTGCCGAGGCCGAGGCAACACAGATTTTTGTCAACATGTCTACTTTCCCAAACGAATCTCTGTGGACTTTTAGACTTCTTCGGGCTCGAGTTTGATTTGCAAAGGATAATTTTGTTGCCGAGCACTCAAGGTCACTTCGATACCTTTTTGTTCGGCGATTTCAAAAGGTAGCACTGCCACAGTAGCAGCTCCGCTCGCGTGGATGTCCAAGGTGATTTCTTGGGCTGTGGCTGGTGTATAGTCAAAAAATTCTACTAGGCTCTCGATCACGAAGTCAATGCTGGTCCGGTCATCGTTGATGTAGATTACCTTGAACATGGGCGGCTCTTTGGCCTCATGATTGATTTCCACATGTTGGCGTGTTTCGTTATCGGCTTGGGGCATTTATGTTTCCTCTTTGACGTCGGGAGGGGCTACCCCTCCCGTGTATTTACTGCTTTTGGTTAGTTTGAGTACGTGATAGCAATGCTTTTGGGCTTTTGGCTTTCTGGTACCATACGTTCAAGACTGATCGTGAGTACACCATCTCGCATCACAGCACCTTTTACTTCAACATAGTCAGCCAAGGTAAAAGTGCGCACAAAATTCCTCGAACTGATACCGTGATGCAGATATTCAACTCCTTCTTCGGCACCTGATCCGTTACCACGTATGGTGAGCCGACCCTCGTGGAACTCCACATCAATATCTCCTTGGCGGAAGCCCGCAGCGGCCACACGGATTTCATAGGTGTCGTCACCGGTTTTCACAATGTCATAAGGCGGATAATTGCCTGAGGTACTGGCTGCATCGATCTGGCTGGTGATACGATCGAACAAACGATCAATACCAACTGAATTGCGATAGAAGGGGGTGAGGTCAAAAGCTGAGATTTTAGTCATGTCATTCTCCTTTAATTTAAGCAAGTTGACTATTGTGTAGCCCGACCATCGGCGCTACAAAGTATATTTATACAGGATTTATCGGTACCTGTCAACTCTCATGGGATCTTTGACTTCGTATTGATACCAGATATCGTCGTCGGGCGGTTGCCATGACAATGCAAAAAGGGTGAAATCTTGATCACGATCAAAACTCACTCGAAATCCGTGCCGTGACAGTTTCTGAGTGTACCCTACTTGATTTTTTGTAGCCCAGTCGCGGATGCTAGATGCCAGCTCAGTCACGATCCAGCCAGCCTGAGTATGGGTATCATGTGGCAAAGGCCACTGTAGATACATCAGTAGCTCCGCGGTGGCAGTTTGTGGGACTCTACGTATTTTTTCCAGCGAGCGCGAGCAGCATTGCGCTTGAGTTTGCGTTTGGTAGTTGGTTTGGTAAACTGCTGTCTATCGCGCAGTTCCAAAAGAAGTCGGCTGTCTTGGACTTTTTTCTTGAATTTTCTCATGGCTTTTTCCACATTGCCATCCGGTCCCACAGTCACACTCAGCCCTCGTTTGATCACTTGCTCATCCTTTCAACGCGATGGGATTATTTACCTGTGCTTGATCTATGATCACTTCGTTGATGTTTTGTTCTGAGTAGCTGATCAGCTCGAACATGTGTGGTAACAGCACACGCTCTAGTTCGCTGTGCAGTCCTCGCGCGCCAGTGCCACTGTCCAGCGCTCGCTGGGCTATGCTCTTGATGGCAGCATCTTGCAAAGTGAGCTTGATATTGTCTTGCGCAAACAACCACTGATACTGCTCCACGAGATTGTGTCTCACCTTGGTCAATATATCTACCATGTGATCTAGGGAGAGTTCAGTGAGACTGACCCAGCTGGGGAATCGACCCACGAATTCCGGAATCATACCATACCGCACAAGATCGTCAGGCGTGACTGAATCTGGATCGTTGATAGGTGCCGATATCTCTGCCGAGAACCCCATGGCACAGCCCTGCTGTCTTTGTTTGACTATTTGATCTAGTCCCACAAACGCGCCACCAGCGATGAACAAGATGTTGGTGGTGTCTACTTCGATCATGTCTCCACCGGGATGCTTGCGACCACCTGTGGCACTGTTAGGGACCCGACAACGGGTTCCCTCAATCAATTTCAACAGGGCTTGTTGCACGCCTTCTCCACTGACGTCTCTAGTGATAGATGCTGATTCGCTTCGCCTACTGATTTTGTCTATCTCGTCCACGAATATGATACCGCGTTGAGCGCGTTCTACATCGCCATTACAGGCCTGCAACAACCTGGTGATCAGGCTTTCGACGTCATCTCCTACATAACCTGCTTCGGTTAGGCTGGTAGCATCTGCAATGGCAAATGGTACGTCAAGAAAACGTGCTACACTGCGGGCCAAGAGGGTCTTGCCAGAACCTGTGGGACCCAACATCAAGATATTGCTTTTTTCTATCTCAACGTCTTGGTCAGTGTTGTTTAGTCGTTTGTAGTGATTAACGATGGCCACACTCAACACTGTCTTTGCACGGTCTTGACCTATCACGTACTGGTCTAGGTGCTGTTTGATCTTCCTTGCATCCAGAGTTTGATCTTTGGGCGCAATGACGTCTGTTTGCTCTTCGGTCAGTAGGTCTTGACACAAGGTCACGCACTCGTTGCAAATACCCACGTGATCTCCCACTATGAGTTTGCGTACCACGTCTTTGTTTTTGCCGCAGAAACTACAGTGTTGAAAGGCTTCAGTGGTCACTGCGGCCTTTCGTTGCGTGTGTCTTCGAGACGCTGCCGGATCTGTTCTTGCTCGGCATCACTCAGGAGATCGGCATCATATTCACCAGAAGCTACCTTGCCGATAAGATAGTCTATGTAGGCTGTGTCAAAAGCATACTGATCACTTAGATGTTTTTCAACTTCAATCCATTTGTTGCCATTGTATTTGTACAGCCGACTGGGCATCATATCAACCCGCAGATACTGATCGCCTTTTGATGCCCGACGTGGAAATTCTATGCCAAATCCTCGAACCTCACTGGCTCGACCTTGATTGTCAGCTTGGATGCCAAGAGATGCCTGCCAAGGCAGCTGATCGATCACACCCTGTTCCATTAACCTGCGTTGCTCTTTTATGGTGCTTTCGGGATGGCTCTTTTTCCACTCGCGCATGGCAACTTTTTCGGCGTCGGGTTCCGCTCCCTCAAGCTCTTGCTCAGTGATAGCAGGTTCTGTATCCGCAGGCCAATCAACGTACACGGTTTCGCCTACAGGTACTAACTGATTAGGTCTATCGTGCTCACTTGGCTGGTTATCATCCGTCCCGTGTGATCGTACAGGTACACTATCTCCCGGATCTGGTTGTTGGGCAAGAGTCGGATCACTGTCTGGCGACTGGTCTGCGTGGGTTCGGCTGTCTGATTCAGGCTCGGTAGGTCCAGATTCATCGGGGGTAGGCTGGGATGGATCGCTGATACTGCGTTCATGTGTATGCTCCTCTTCTCTTCGTCTTGCTCGATTCTCACGTTCCCACTTGAGACTTTCGGTGGCGGCCAACAACATCATGATGGCCAAGGGGTCAAACACCGCCACGATCAAGATTATGACCCACCGCACTGCCCTTTCCAACATGGTGACATCGGTCTGATCGCCGTAGATCAAGGCCGCCACGTATTTGATAGGTCCTACTTCGGCTTCGACCTTGCGTGCTTGACTGGCTATAGGTGCGCGTTCTTCCTGCAGCGTCACGATGCGTGCCTGTGCTTGTTCTATGGTGCGGATCAAGGCCGCACGATCGCGGGCCTGTTGCCTGCGCACCTGGAGGGCGCGTTCGGCAGCGGTCTGTACCTGTGTTTCACCGTTGCGCAGTTTGATCTCTTTGTCAGGCCCGCCGGAAATGTCATTCACGGCCTTGTCTAACTGTGCCAGCAAGGTACGGGCATTGGCTATGGTGTCCCGTTCGTTCCGGATCTTCTCATCAAACAGGCTGACCTGGGCCACGATGTCACCGGCAGGCACGGTTTGGTCGAGGTGAGCCTTTGACAGGAACCCAAAGATGCCCATGGAGGTCAAGACCATGAGAGTGAACACTGCCGGAACCAGATACAGTTTCATGGTGCGCTTGCACTGGCCCCAGTATTCATGCAACCATATGGTCACAGTGACCTTGGCTACCTCCAATATCGATCCCATGATGACGATAGGTATCACCGCAGCCGCAAAGATGGCTGTGAGTCCTATGATAGAATAGAACGCTGCCACAGCCGAAAGGCACAAGGCCACTAGAAACATGATATAGGTCAAGAACATAATCAATTATTTACCGGGTGGATCCTGGCATACTGCCGTTGCCAGTTTGAGGGCCACCCAGCTAGGGAACCTTAAATCTGGCACTTCAAACCACACCCATAATTTCGTGTCAGATCGGCCATAGGTGCGACTGAGTTTGCGCTTGACTTTGGGTTGTGTGCGCCAGTTGGTACCAAAATTTTGCCGGCACTCGCGCATCACTGCGTACCACTGCGGCACAGTCTCCAAGTTGATGTAAAATCGGTGCAGTTCCGGGGTCGTTATTTTAAGCGGATCGAGTGACTTTGACATAAAATTAGAGATCTCCGTTTCGATACAGTTGGTACCACCTGCTTTTCACCATGACCGTCCTCTTTTGGCTTACTCCCCCGACAGCGGAGCCCAACCATGCAGGCTCTTGTCTGCGGGTTTTGGCTAGGACCCTAGCGGTCTGGTCCTAGCCAGGTCGGTGCCGCACCCTTGAGAAATTACATAGCTCTCGCCACAGATCCTTACCCGGGCGGATCTTCGCTACCACCTCAATCATGCCCCTTCACTGCAATGATATTTTAGCAAAGATCTGCGCCCGGCGCAGGTTTTTAGGTGATCTTGACTCGTTCCGTGACGCGATCGCTGTAGAAACAGTGTCCCAGGTCGCGGATGGTGTCGGCTGCCTGCTGGGGAGCATTTTCGAACATGTCGATGATGTCCTGCTCAGTGATGCCTTCGTTGGCTTCAAACAGGTAGATCTCATAATGCCGTTGCTGGTTGGCCTGGGCACGGAGTCTGAGATGCATGAGATTGGGTATCCGGAAATCGTCCGACCGACCGCTGATGCGATTCCAGACCTGCAGGCCCTGCTTTTCCGTGATGTCGCACACATATTCGAGACCTGTGCAGTCCCACATCGCCACGAACTTATGATTCATCAGCCGGTCCTACCGATGCTGAGGTGCCGGTTGCGCCACCATTTCATGATGCGCCACTTTATGTAGGCCAGCCACTCACTGCGATGAATCTTTTTCATTGATCACTCCTGTCAGTAAAAAAGCCAAAAAAGCCAGCACCGCGCCGCCCACTGCCGCTGGCACGCTCTGGAACACGAAACTCACAAAAAATAGCACATATGCTGTCATAACCAAGGCTCTTGGCAACATCATAGTTTCTCTCCTGGTTCAAACCCACGGAACCTCACAAAACGTGGGAACCTCAGGCTGTATGATCCGTCTTGGTTTTGCGTGACTGCGTCAGCTTCCACTTCAACCACTCGACCAAGTAAGTCCGTTCTATTGTTCCAAAATTCATCACGATCACCATCAGACAAACCACTACCAACATTAACCCGGATATTTCGGTCATTGTCTACGCCCTCGCATATGATAGCACCCAACCGGCCTTGATTGCGACCGGTACCTTCCTCGAAGCCCACGATGTCTAGGTCCACAGTAATAGTGGGCTTCCACTTCATCCAGAAACTAGATCTCTTGCACTCGTACGGTGCGCCTAGATTCTTGATCATGATGCCTTCATAACCTTCGGCCACGGCATCCTGCGCAAATCTCCGCATGATATCGTGGCCTTCGGCTGTGTCCAGATCCACTTCCAAGCCCGGCATGATGGCCAGTGTTTGACAGTTGTCCTGGAAACGATTGGCCAGCCTGCTCAGTGCTGCCAGCCTGCGATCCTGTTGCCGGTTCCAGTAGCCCCGCTCGAAATCCGCCAAGGGCAACCAGTCAAAGATGTGATAGCGCATGCCTGAAGTCTGGGCACCGCTCTTGCGATGTGCTTGCCGCATCAGCTTCTGGAAGCTGTCGCCCACGATCTCGCCATCCAGCACTATGGCTGTCCCTGTTGCCTCGCGTATGACTCGGGCGTTCTCTCGGAGCTCATCTTCGATTTCAAGGAAGTTGTCAAACACCTTGCCATTGCGGCTGTACAGTGTGACGCCGTTGCCTGCAAGTATTGCCAAGACTCTTACACCATCCAGCTTGCATTCCAGGCGTTTGCGACCTTTCATCTTGGCGGGCTGACTTTCGCTGTCTTGTGCCAACTGGCAGGTAAAAACAGGTATGCGGTATTCGGTCTTGCCTAGGATCTTGTTCAGTGTTTTTTCCGATATGCCACAGCGCAGATCTTTGATCAACACGCGCCGACACACTGTGTTCCATTCCGTGCTGTCGAACTGCTCCATCATGTCTTCGATGGCTCTACGGGCATTGTTACCGGTGACGCTCCGGGTACGCAGGCTTTCACCTAGAGCCCAGAAACTCACCCAGGGATTGGGCCGATTTGTCAATCCCGTGCTTTCGGGAACTTTTTTCACATTGTAAGTGAAGAAAGGATTGTAGGCCAGGAACGCATTGAAAAGGAAACATTGGGCCGATGCAGAACCGAGACGCGCGGCTATCAAGGCCTTTTCAATCACGCGCTCTTTGTGCAAACGACTGTCTGTGCTTTCGAGATCTTGGATCCAATCAGCCGCCACTTTTTCTCCGTTGCACCGTTCTAGCTCGTCAGCCATCTCTCGTATTGATTTCATCACTCACCTGTAGTTACTAGATTATGTCTAGTGTAACACAGTTGCCAATAATGGTCAATCGCCACAGACTGCGGTTAGTAAGTGCTTACTTAGCTTGGAATCTGGTTATCTGGGTTGAGCTGATTGTCTTCTAGGGTTTTTTGATTGCGTGCTTCTCTCAAGGCCGCAATTATGGCCTGACCATAGATGTTGTCAGTCTGAGCCACACTGGTCAAATACTGGCTGGCTCCACCGGGTTCAACGTCAAGACCATATTGCGATAAACTGGTAGCAAAGCTGAATACCGCAGTCTGAGTGGCGACCATGTTGGCGTAGTCTACTGTGCCGGCCACGAGATTTGTTTGTTGGTTGCTTACGGTATTGGCAATGGTATTCCAATCCGTGTTCACGCTGGCGATTTGTACAGGATATGCTGTAGATAGATTTGAAATGGTAGAATTGGCAATGTTACAGAGATTGGCATAGGCATCGTTGCCATTGTCATACGAACCAGCACCAGGCAATCCTGCTGGAATGTCAATGTTGCCAGCGACATTGCCGTAGTCTCCCGAGATAAGATTGCCCATAACATCATAGGTCAATTCTAGATAATTGGTAGGTATCGTGGTGATTATGGACATGACATTGCCTAAAGGCTGTGTGATGTTATAACCACTAGCGGTTCCCAAGACATCACTGACAGTGAGCTGGCCGTTTGGCCCGGTTCCTTGAGCCACACTCTGCAACACGAGATTGGCCACAGCAGGAGGAACTGCTTGCTGTAGATTGTTAATCAAAGGAAGATCATCGTTGGTCTCCAGAGACCCGGCGGTGCGACCCAATTCAGAAAAGGTTAGATTTTCTACCCCTTTGATCTGTTGCAACGCCAGTTGAAGTGCTTTGTTGGCCAAGGCCTGATCGTCAGGAATGATCAAGCGTAGTCGACCGTAAGGCATGCCTGGGCTTACTGGGTCTATTAGATATTCTGGCAGCTCAGGCAAGATGTTGGTGTTTACAGATCCACTAGAATTGACATAGATAGCTTGGCTGGCTGCCGTTAACGGGCATGTCAATGTTTGGAAGCTGTTCGGAAAAATTTTCACTGGATCCAGCAGATCGGCCATAGAGATTAGGCCTGGCACTGTGCAGTCAAGTATCTCCAACACATTAGCAAGATCCTCGCCCATGACGTTTTGCATGGCAGCATATATCCTGCTTTGGTCTCTATCACTGACCGTGGTGTCGGGAACCACAAGAGTTTGCGCCTGGTCTAATACCCCTTGCGCGGCGAGCTGCGTGGTCACACCATCTGGAATACCACCGGCATCAATAAGTTGGATCATGAGCTGAGCCGGACTGCCAAGTTCGGGCAAAGCATCTAGTGCTATCACAGTGCCGAGCCGCACGGCATCGCTGGCAAATTGCTGCAGGTTGGAGGTAACAACACTTAGACTACCAGTCACTAGATTGTTCATGTCCGTGAAGGTTGGACCAAGATAGGTTTGGCTATTTTGTGCTGTGCTGATGGTCTGGTTGGTTATCTGAGCGAAGCCGGTGGCCTGGTCAAATCCTTGGCAAAAAAAGTTTAGGTTAGCAGGCAAAACAGTAGAGTATCCCACCTGCAGCAATCCGGTCAAACCGGGTGCAGTATTGCTGGCTACTAGCGAATAACCGGGCGGTATACCATCGGCTAGGCCTTGGCACACTCCGGCACCAATGCTACGCAACCGACTCAAAGTAGTGTTGCTTATCACGGCGTTGTTGGCATTGCCGTTGCCACTACCGATGCGTATGCTCCGCAAAACACCATTGACAAAATTTTCATAGGCAGTGACATTGGCTACCATCTGTGTGTTGGCAGCCAGGCCTTGATTTTGTAGCAGACCAGCTGTGACCGTGAGTTGCAGTGGTGTGGTCATACTAACCTGCAAACACGTTGGGACTACCTTGTGCCACTGAAGTGCAACCGGAAACTTTATCGCCAACTCGTCCGCAAGCACGACCATTCACAAACACTGTACTGCTCCCGCCGGCCAGCGAAGCTGAATGAGCAGGGCAGTTCTTGCCTGGTTTTGGATGTACGGTATTTTTATCACCTTTGCGACTGATCCCGCGACCGTTGGCAAACACATTGTTGCTTCCCTGGGCTCGTTTGGGTTGTCCACAATGTACCACATCAGCATCACCAATTCTAGTCACTGCAGGCATTGGTCTCTCTCCCCATGAGTTCCTGGAGACGCACCGTGTAGGTGTTCATCTCATCATGCTCTTCATCGCTGTGCGGTCCTGACGGGTATTCCGGCATGAATTCTATCAAGTTGTCAAACCTCGCAGGGATCTGATCATAATCATCGTATACTTCCAGCTCGCCATCACGCAAGATCACGAACCTGCCGCGCATGTTTACCCAACCAGAATCTGGCTGCGCACCGGTTGGATGCCAGTGGTAGCCTCGATATATTTGTCGCGGATCTGACCGCGAGCTGGCGCCATCATGGCACAGTTAGATTTATTTACCGTGACTTGGGCGTCCAGTTCACAGGTAAAAAAACTGGGCATGAGCTGCAGCCCTTGCGGTCCTGGAACCACTGTCAGCGGACTCTGAACTACAAAATAGTCTGCTTGATCCTCTAAGATTTTGGCGATTACTTCATCGCCATTGGCGATCTTCAAACTGTATACTTCGTTGATGTTAGGCTTCATTGGTTTCCTTGTTGAAATGTTTCACGAGTTCGGTATAGCCGCCGATGAGCTGATCATCAATGAAGATCTGCGGCACTGTCCGCGCGTTGGGTACAGCCTCCAGGAGGTCCTCGCGTGTATAACCATCCCCGATTTTTCTTTCCTCATATGCTATACCCCGGAGCTCCAGCAGCTTGCGGGCTTGGTCACAATAAGGACAATGATATTTGCTCCAAACAATGGCTTTCATAGTTGCGGTAGTTCCTCGTATACGATATCGTCGCTCATGACGCCGATCACATAGTTAGTGCTTTCATTTTCCTGCAAGGCAGTTTGTTTCTTGTGTGTGTCTACATGTTTGTTAAACCAGGGAATCGGTGTAGAACGCGGTGCTGGGGCTTGATACTTGATACCAATCTCGCGCAAGGCATTTGCAGCCGTCCAATCCATGAAATCTTTAAGGATGCCGGCGTTGAGTCCGATCACTGGACCTTTTTGAAACAAATAATCGGCCCAGTCTTTTTCTTCGCGAATCACATCCATGTACATGGCATACACTTCATCTGCACATTCTTCGCGAGCGGCAGCGAAACGCGGATCTTCCTTTACCACCTGGTTGATCAACCAGGCTGTCCAGTCGCGATGCAGGATCTCGTCCTGCAGGATCAGACTGATGATGTTGCCGTTACCGATGAAGATCTTGTTTTCTACCATGGCCAGGCTGGTAGCGAATGACACCATGAATCTCAAAGCCTCCAGGGCATAGCTGGCGTTGAGTGCTAGCCAGATAGCTTTGATATGTGCTGGCTCCAATACTGTTTCTTTTGTTGGGTCGGCGATTTCTTTCAAGCAGTTCAGTCTGTGTAGATCATCATAGTACCGTCCCACACTTGATGCCATATCAACGATCTCTTTAGTATCGTGAATCGTATTAAAGACTTCTTTAGGTACGTTATAGATGTTGCGTATGATATGACTGTAACTGCGGCTGTGGATGTTGGTTTCAAAAAATGTCCAATTATACACGAGAGCTTCTAATTCCGGCAAGCTCACCACTGGTGTGAAAATCTGGCTAGGACCTCGACCTTGCAGACTGTCTAGGGCTGTCTGGCGCAACAGGTTGGAGGTAAAGATGTGCCGCACTGTGTCAGATGCTTCTTTGAAGTCCTGCGCATCTTTGGTGAGATTGACCTCTTCGGGCACCCAAAAGAACCCGCGTGCTTCTTGTTCAAATTTTTGTATGCGTGCATATTTGACTTCTTCGAATCTCTGTATGGTGACAGGACCTTGGGGATCTAGAAACATCTTGCGATGCAGATAGTCTACACGCGCACTAAGGTCATATTGTTTTTTGCTCATGTTGTTTTACCTTATCTCTAATAGTTTTATTTTACAGCAAGTTGATGTAGATGGCCAATACCAAAAGGCCAAGCCAGACAAGACCAAACAACAAGTTGATCTTGTCTCGCTTAGACATCGTCTACTCCAAGCATTGCGGCAATCAATCCCACACCCACAAGCAGTGTACCCACTGTGGTTACCACAGAGCTGTAATTAAAACACTGCCAGGCTACCTCCACACAGAGATATTCGCCCGTGAGTAACAACACACCTGGCAACATCATCAGCCACCCTAGACTTGCCATCAGTGAAACTGCTCTGTTTCTGTGCTACCAGCCATGGCCGTGGTCGAACTGTCAGACTCGATAGTGGTCGTGACCAGATCGAAGTAACCGGTACCTACTTCGCGCTGATGCTTCACTGCTTCAAACCCTCGATCAGCCGCAGCGAATTCGGATTCTTGCAGGCGAACAAACGCCGACATGCCTTCGCGCACATAGCCATGTGCCAGGTCAAACATGCCATAGTTCAGCTGATGGAAGCCGGCCAAGGTAATGAACTGGAACTTGTAGCCCATAGCACCTAGTTCACTCTGAAATCTGGCGATAGTAGCATCGTCGAGATTTTTCCTCCAGTTGAAGGACGGCGAGCAGTTGTAGGCCAGCATCTTGCCAGGGAACTGCCGATGGATGCCTTCGGCATATCGTCGAGCAAAATCGAGATCAGGCACACCGGTCTCGCACCATAGCATGTCAACATAGGGTGCATAGGCCAGACCGCGTGCCAGCGCCTGATCAAAGCCGGCCCTTGTGCGATAGAATCCTTCCACGGTACGCTCGCCCGTGATGAAGGGGCGATCGCGTTCGTCCACGTCTGAGGTCACAAGGGCTGCGGCTTCGGCATCGGTGCGAGCCAGCAGCACAGTGGGCACACCCAAGACGTCGGCGGCCAAACGAGCGGCCACTAACTTGTTGATGGCTTCGCGTGTGGGCACTAGCACCTTGCCGCCCAGGTGTCCACACTTCTTGACAGAGGCCAACTGGTCTTCGAAATGCACACCAGCAGCACCGGCCTCGATCATGGCCTTCATGAGTTCATAAGCGTTCAGCACGCCACCAAAGCCGGCCTCGGCATCGGCCACGATGGGCTGGAAGAAATCTATGTCACCGGATTTTTCTGCCCACTGGATCTGATCCGCACGGGCAAACGTGGCGTTGATTTTGCGCACCACTTCGGGTACCGAGTTCACAGGGTACAGGCTCTGGTCTGGATACATCTCGCCTGCGGTATTGGCGTCGCCGGCCACTTGCCAGCCCGAAAGGTAAATGCCCTTGCAGCCGGCCTTGACCTGTTGCAGGGCCTGCATGCCTGTGAGCGCACCCAGGGTGGCCACATAGGGCTCGGTTTCCAGCGACCGCCATAGTTTGTTGGCACCGCGACGAGCTAGACTGTGCTCCACAGGATCGCTGCCCTGCAGATCGATCACCTGTTCTGCGGTATACTCTCGTTTGACGCCTTTCCATCGAGGATTGGTGCTCCAATCCTGTTGCAGCTGGTAGGCTTTCCATTGACGGCTCTTGGTATCAGTCATGACAATCTCCTAAAGTGAAATCTGTGTGGAATATTTATTGCGCTGCAACACACATCTTAGAGTTTGCAGGCCTCGCAATCTTCTTCTTGAAGATCAGTGCCTTCCGGCATGACCGGCAACACAACATCGTCCGCCTCAGAACTCTTGGCACCTTGCTTATTGATTAGGCTATAATAGAACGTCTTTATGCCCCACTGGTGTGCCTGCATGAGGTTGCGGGCGATCAAGGTGGTGGGCACTTTGCGTCCGGGGAAATGTGCAGGATTGTAGAAGGTGTTAGTGGAAATGCTTTGATCTACGTAGGCCTGCAGCACAGCAGCAGTCTTGAGATATCCCACGCAGTCTGGCTGATCCCACATCAGCTGATATCGATTGCGCAACTTCTGGTATTCCGGAACCACCTGTGTAAACGAACCGGCCTTGCTCTCTTTCACAGTGATCAGACTCATAGGCATCTCGATACCATTGGTAGAGTTGATCACTACCGACGAGGATTCTACCGGAGCGATGGCCATGAGAGTGGCATTGCGCACACCATGCTGTTTCATCTGCTCACGCAAAGGTTCCCAATCCAGTTCGGGAGTGAAGTCTACCAGGTCATTTACGCCCTTCGCTCTCCTTTCCCAAGGGAATACACCTTTTCCATACCAAGTTTGATCAGAATCTTTACACCGGCCTCTTTCTCGGGCCAGTTCTACTGTTGCTTCTGTGAGGTAGTAGGCCTGGTGCTCCATCCACGTTTTGACTTCGACCAAGGCATCTGATTCACCATATTGTAATCCTCGTTTGGCATGCCAGTAGGCTAAATTGGTCACTCCCACACCCAAGGGCTGTATCTCGTCATTGCTGAGCTTGCTCTGTATGCTCAAGAAATCTTGATAATCCAGTATGTTGCAGAGGCTGCGCTGGAGTATTCGGCAAGCACGACGCATGTCCTCGGGGTTACGGAACGCACCCCAGTTGATCGATCCAAGAGTGCATAGAGCGATGCGACCATTGTCATCATCTAGACGTTTGAAGGGTTTGGTAGGCAGTAGGATCTCACAGCAGAGATTGCTTTGGTATATGGTGTGGTATTCGGGATCGAATGGACCTTGGTTCATGACATTGTCGATGAACACCAGATAGATCCTTCCGGTGTCGGTGCGCTCTTTGAGAATACCACCCTTGAACACATCTTCCGCGCTCATGACTTTCCGACGAAGATCTGTGCGCTTTTCGTAACGAGTGTAGAGTGCTTCAAACTCAGCAGTGTCACGATAGAATGCTTCGTAGAGGTCGGGCACTTCGTTGGGATCAAAAAAGGTTATGTTTTGCCGGAGCTTGAATCGGCGCCAGAAGAAAGCATTCAGTACCACGCCATAGTCCATGTGTCTCACACGGGTCTCTTCAGTGCCTTGGTTGTTCTTGAGCACGATGAGATCATCAAACTGATGATGCCAGATGGGATAGAACACCGTGGCCGAAGCGTTTCGGATACCGCCCTGGCTACACGAGCGCAGGTCACCGAACCATTTTTTAAGGAACGGCACCATGCCGGTGTGCATGATCTCGCCGCCACGTATGGGGCTACCCAAAGGACGCAGGCGTCCGATCTCGAGTCCGATGCCAGCACGCTTGCTGGCATACTTGGCCATCATTTCTCCCGAAGCAAAAATACTGTCAAGATCATCATCAGACCTAATAAGGACGCAACTGCTGAATTGCTTGGTAGGAGTGCCCAAGCCAGCAAGAACTGGAGTAGCAAGAGTGAAAAGACCATCTGAAGCCGCATTGTAATACTCCTTGATGTAGCGCATGCGTGCCCGAGGCTCTTCGTTGTGAAACACTGTAGCTGCCGCGATCATGTATCGCACTTGCGGTGTTTCCAAGATCTCTTTGGTTGCACGATTGCGTACCAGATATTTCTCTATCATCTGCTCGATGGCAGCGTAGCTGTATTGCTCGTCTCGGCTGTGATCAATGAATTCTTGCATGCGACCCCAGTCATCTTCACTGTACCAAGTTAGGAGATCTGAAGTATAAAGTCCAGCCGTGACATTGCGCTTCACGATGTCGTAGAGGTGAGGAGGGTCATAGGACCCATATACATCCTTCCTCAGCATAGAGAGACGCTGTTTACCGGCCACATATTGATAGTTGGGATGACCTACATCAGGATTGGCTTCGATATCTATGAGATCAACACAGGCACGCAGCGTAACGCCGTCGATTTCTTCGGTGGTGATCCCATCATAGAAATGCAGCTGGGCCTTGATCTCGATCATGCTCTGGCTAACATCGGCGATGCCTGCGCATACCTTGGCTATCTGGGCTTGCCACTTGGTGAGATCCAGTGAAACCCGGTCGCCGTTGCGTTTTACTACAGTTGTTATCGGCATTGTTTTACTCTATTCTGTTCTTGATTTGCTGCTGAGTGATGCGTTTCTGGATTGGTCCAGGCTCGAGGATGGTATTTACACAGGAGCCAGACTCGTAATTCAGTATATATTTTCCATCGTTGACCCGGACTAAATTGACGCCGTTGCAGCAAACCAATTCAACATCCGTGATGTCCGCGTGATCGATCATGATCAAAGTGTAGCATATTCCCAGAGCACGGGCAAGATCACAGAAGATATTATCTTGCAATAATTGCCAGGGATCGGGCCAATCTGCTTGATCGTCCCAGTGTAGATAGTATGGTTGCCAAGGCAGTTGGAACCACCATTCATTTACCAACATCAAGGCATCCTTAAGAGGAAGACTAACCGCCTGCTGGCGGCATGTCATCCATGACAATAGTCTAGACTCGAAGTCTGGCTTCAATGGAAATTGCTTAGGCTGTAGCTTAACAAAGGCTGGACGCCAGTGGTGGTCGTAGTAAAGGAAACTGTGATGATACTGGCCAGCTGGGAGGCAGCAAACGTCACACCCGTTACGGCGTTTTCTTGATATTCATCATTGTAGATCAGTCCCGATCCGCCAACCACTGTAAAGCGCCCGGTCCGAAACGCCGTGTCCCTTACGATTTGATAATCAAAACTGAAAGTTTTGGCCAATGACAAATCGATTGTGAAAAGAGTCGCACCAGATGCACCTTCTCCGAGGCTTACTGTTAGACCTGCTTCGCGCTGATAAGTCCCCAACAACAGTGTCTTGCCGTTATCCACAGCGATACTCTGCTGATCGTTGAGCCTAATGCGCGGGTGTGTTTGGGCGGCACCATCGGTGCGAGTAAACATGTCACCCAGGCTGACATTGTTTTCCCTATTGATATCAATGACAGGGGCGAATGGTGTACCAGTATCGCCTCCAAATCTATTGCCAACGTCAAAGAACATGTTATAGCCGGTCATGTTAGTAAACACACCGTCAAATATCACACCTTCTTCGTAGATGTTGTCAAAGTGATTATGCAAGATAGCGCAGCCAGCAGGGCCACCAATAGAACTGTCAAGTCCGGTGCCGCCTAGTATCACCCCGTTGTAGAGCGTATCAAATTTGCAGTTAGTGACATGCAGACTGCGGATCTGTTCGCCGGTGGCTACGCCATAGGTGGTGTTGGTAAACTGGCAAGAATCTACAGTGACATTGGTGGTAACGAAATTAGTAGTGCTGTTGAATCTAAGACCAGCGATATCTCCACGCTCAAGAGGATTCACTATGTTAGTAGAACTCAGTGGGCCTACAAAGGTAGTGTTATCAACGCGGACATTCGTGGCTTGGTCTACCAGAAAGATATCAGTTTCCTGAAGGCTTTCAAACCCCATGTTTGATACAGTGATGTCAGTAGGTGGCTGTGCTGAACCTACACCTATGTTGACACCAAATTGCTGCAGGCTATCAGCGGTACGAGCCACATAGGCGTTAAGCGTGCTAACGTCACTGGCCACATCTAATCGTATCACACTGGCTGAAGGACCTTCGCCATAGAGCAAGGCATAGGGTGGTATCAGTATGGATTCTGTAACGAGATATACTCCTGCAGGAAAAAACAGCCCTCGGCGTATCTGCGGGTTGCTCTGTCGACAGTATAGCTGAAACAAAGCGCGATTGATAGCTGCGGTATCATCAGTGACACCATCCCCTGTGGCACCAAAGTCAGTGATTACTGCAAACGAGTCGAGCCGAGACTGCAGACTCTGAGTCACGGGCTGGGAGTTGGTTGGACCGGTCTGAACTTCGTAGCCAGCTGCAGAGCCTTTGTAGGTATAGGTGGTGTCAAAGGCCAGTATGTTGCTGAATTCGGTGAGTATCTCGGTGTTGCCCACCACTGGCGCGCCTTCTTCGAGCGTGCCATTGCCAATAAAAAGCCTGCGCTCATCTACGCTCCAGCCCAGTTCTGCACCAGCCAGCTGCGGTAGGTCGATCTGCAGCCCTTTGCGCTGCTGTATCCTTGAAATTTGTACGATTGCCACTGTGAGATCCTCGTGATCTGGTATTTAGCTTGTTAGATAGTACAGCTCAAGCCGGCGCCACCACTGGTCGCACCAGTGATCAAATTCCGCACCCTCGATCACGAATTCTTGATATTGTGGGGCACTGTCCTGATCCGGTCTTACGCACATCAAAATCACGCCCTTGCGTATGCGTGTGCCATGTACTTCGTTATGTGCCAGCGCATAGGCTGCCAACTGTAAGCGATAATCATCGATCCACTCCGAACGCTTGGGACGATTGGTCTGCTTGAAATCCATGATGGCTTCTTGTCCCTCGTGCAAACCCACACAGTCGGTAGTCCCGGCGTAAATGCGTGGGAAATACAAGGGTACTTCAACTCCCCAGTATTCAGTGACCTTGCCCAGACCCTGTTCGATCACGGTCTGCGCCATGGCATGACTGTCCCAGGCAAAAGGATTAGTACCAGCCGGTCGGATCTCCCCGGTCTTGACATAGTGCTCGAGATAGCTGTGCATGCGGGTGCCACGATTGGCTGCTTCGGTAGTGATCTGCTGGGCTCGTTCTGTACCCACGCGCCGCCGCCACTCAGCTAGGGCCTGACGCGATTCTTCGGGTTTGGTGCGATCCAACACCGTGGTCACGGATGGCAAGCGATCTCCGTCCGGTGTTTGATACAGGCGCCTGCCTTCTTCTGACACGCGGGTGCAGGGATAGTATTTGAAGCGTTCGACTATCAAACCCGGAAGCTCTCGCCGCAGCCGCAGCGATCCTTTTCATTGGGGTTGATGAACTCAAAACCTTCGTTGAGGCCTTTTCGCTGGTAATCCAAGGTCATGCCGTAGAGATAGGGACGATGCCGGGGGTCCATGTAAATGCGCACACCATTAACATCGTGGTGCTCGATGCAACGTTCTGCACCCTGCTCAACATCCACGAATTCCAGGGTGTAGGCTAGGCCCGAACAGCCCGTGGTGCGCACTCCCACCCGGATGCCCAGGCCTCGACCTCGGCTATCGATTTGCTTCTGTATTTTAGCGGCTGCTATATCGGTAACAGTGATCATGACAATATTTATTTTACAGTAGTTTGTGCCTGATGTCAAGATAAATATGTACAATGCTAGAGATCCTAACCGTTTTGGTGATAACGCATATCACCATACTTTCAGTCACGCTGTATCTGCACCGAAGTCAAGCCCATAGATCGGTGACATTCCACCCTGCAGTGAGCCACTTCATGAGATTTTGGCTATGGGTCACTACAGGCATGGTCACACGTGAATGGGTGGCCGTGCATCGCTTGCACCATCAAAAGTGCGAAACAGATCAAGATCCGCACTCACCGCAGATTCACGGCATATGGCGCGTGCTGTTTGGCGGAGCATGGCTCTATGCAGATACCACCCGTGATCGAGCCATGGTAGCACGCCTAGGTGGTGGAACGCCTGATGACTGGATAGAACAGAATGTCTACAGCCGATACCCCAATCTCGGCTATCTTTCATTATTGATAGCACTGACTGCTGTGTTCCATGGTTGGGGCATCGTGATGTGGCTCGCCATCGTTGCCTGGATACCGTTCTGGGCTGCTGGTGTAGTCAACGGAGTGGGCCACTGGTGGGGCTATCGCAATACTGACACTCCGGACTGTTCAAGAAACATCGTGCCCTGGGGCATCATAATCGGCGGTGAAGAGCTACACAACAATCATCATGAACGCCCGGCAGCCGCCCGACTCAGCCGGCGCTGGTGGGAATTCGACATTGGGTGGATGTGGATACAGATTTTACAGAGCTTGCGATTAGCTCATTTGCGCACTATCAACGAGCAGGGAAAATAGTCGGTACGGTACAGCGGCTCAAATCCGCGATCAAATTCCTTGCACCATTCTGCCAGCGCACGAAACTCACCATCGGCCCAGTTTGTATAAAAACTGGGATCATACCAACTGTACATATCGTCAAACACTATGACCGTTCCGGGCAAGATCCTACTGTTCAGCGTGTCAAGGATGTAACGAGCGCTGGAATATAGGTCACAATCAACATGCAGCAGACGCATCGGTCCTGCGTGTCGTTCCATCCAGATCGGCAGAGTGTCCGAAAACCATCCCACCACCAGTTCAGCATTGGTCTCTACCTCGGGCAATCGGTCTACAGCAAAAGTTCCTGCTGCCAAGTCTTGATTACTTGACACCTGCCAATCTTCTGGCAAGCCTTCAAAACTGTCAAACCCCCACACTTGATCGGGAGTTACACGTCGGGCTAACACGTTCAGCGTGTATCCTTGGAACACTCCAAATTCTACAACCAGGCCATCTGGCCGCGCCTGTTCTAGTGCAGCGGCGAGATGGCGTTTGCGTGTCTTGTCGCCTTTCTTGCCTGGGAATACCGGTGCGGAGTGAAAAACATCGATAGTGAGATTTGTTGATGTGATCATCTAGGCACTGTGTTTGTTGCGATAATCTTCTATCGCTGCCTTGATCGCATCTTCCGCAAGGATCGAGCAGTGGATTTTGACAGGCGGCAGCGCAAGTTCTTCAGCGATTTCGGTGTTCCTGATAGTACCAGCTTCGTCAAGAGTCTTGCCTTTGACCCACTCCGTAACCAGCGAACTGCTCGCGATCGCTGAACCACACCCATACGTCTTAAAACGTGCATCGGATATGATGCCATTTTCGTCCACCTTTATCTGAAGTTTCATCACGTCACCGCAGGCCGGTGCTCCCACCATGCCGGTACCGATATCTGGGTCGTTCTTATCAAAGCTACCAACGTTGCGGGGATTTTCGTAGTGATCAATAACTTTGTCTGAATAGGCCATGTCTTTACCTCTGTCAATGTACCGCTATTTATAAAACACGGAATTGCAACACGCCCTGACTGACGAGATTACCGCTGACACTGATGCGGAATTGATCCGTGGTATAGAATGGGTTGACCTGATGCATCATTTCGGCAGGAAAAACACAGATCCTGCCCTGCCATTCACGTGATACATCAAAACCATGTGTGAGTTTGTTTCCCAAGGTGTTGGTGTAAACAAACTCAAACCTTGATGTGCGACGGCCTCCGTTTACATCGTTATAGATCTCCAGTTCTCGTTCCACATCATACGGTATCTGTAGCCATATCACGTAGCTCATGAGACCATCATGTGTATGGGTAGGGTTGAATTCGTAGCGGCTCTGGAAATTGACCCAGCTGTCTTTGTGCACCAGATGCTGTTGTGTGTAGTAGCTGAAACGGTTCTGATATTCTCGAGCCAACATCTCCACATAAGGCGCGAGATCCGGAATGCAACTCTGCAGGAGATATTGATGTCGTAGATGTCCAGCTAGATAAGTGTTGTGGCTCTGCTCACTATGCGCATCAAAATTCTGCTCAATTTCTCGCACTTCGCGATCGATAGACTGGAGCAGCGGCTCAGGCACCTGGTGCATGAGATAACCGCAGTTGGGAAGAAAATATTGTTCGATGTCGCTCATGCCTAAAGCATAGCACGAGCGACGCTGGGTGTCAAGTCAAGGGGTTGGCGCGATTGGCCATGCTCTTCACGATGTTCTGGCTTTGATCTGGGCCTGGTGCAGTGATGCCGGACACATCATCTGCACCTTTGAATATGACTTCTTGGGGTGTGACGTTGGCTATGACTTCACCCATCTTGCCTTCACTGGCCAGATTCACGAGATTGTCTCGAGTGATGCTGATGCCCATGTCATGGGCGATGTTTAGGAAAGCTTCTGTGCTGATTTTTTTTTCTGCGCCGGTGTCTTCGGCGCGTCCGATAAGGAACTGCGCCAGCGCGATCAATCTGGGTACTTCGACCTTGACTTCTTCAAACTCGCGCAGGCGCATCTTGGCCCCGCTTAACGGCGCTCGCGACCTAGATCGGCAGCGGGCTCTTCTTCGGGTTCTTCGGCGGGCAGATTGGCGTCAAGGCTGAGATCTACTTCCTCTTCACCCGGCACAGGAGCCGCGCCCACTGCACCGGCTTCGGCACCAGCCATGGCCTCGGGTTCCATAGCAGCTTCACCGGTCAGGGTGGCCTGGCTCTGCTCGAGCTGGGTCTTGCTGCCTTGGAGGTTCTGTACCAGGCCTTGCAGAGCAGCAGTGGCGCTCTGATTGAATGCGTCGGCTTCGGCAGTGCCAATCTGATTGCGGATCGAATCCACAAGAGCCGGCAGTTCTTTGTACTGCATCTCAGAGATGTCTTCGATCATTTTCTGCACTTTGTCTACCATGTCCTGGGCGGCCAGCACCACTTGCGCTTGTTGCACATCGGTTTCTTCCATGATGGCGCGCGTAGCTTCCGGGAAGGCTTCGATGTGGCGCTCTAGTGCCTGTTCCATCATGACCAGCTTGATGTAGCTGCCGTTGTGCTCGCTCTGCCACACATTGGTAGTGGCACGGTGCTCGGTCAGCGCAGAACGCACACGCCGTAACATATGGCGCGCTTGGTGTGGTGTCATGCTGTCCACGGTGAACTTTTGACCAAAGTATTGTTCAAAAATCCGGGCCACTTGTTGGCGCGGGTCAAGGGTGCTTATTTCATTGAGTATCATTTCGGAATCCCCGTATCTGTAGGTATTTAGCTCGGCTAACACATTTATCCAGCTCGGCTTTGGTGGTATATCTTTGTTGTTGGCGGTGCTGGATCTTGGCAGCTAACGCGCGATTGCGGCTACCTGCTCGAAAAAGCATTAATCTAGGTGTCAACCCCTGATCAGTGATAGCTATGCGCTCATCTAGCTGCTGTATCCTGCGTGCAAGATCCCACTGTTGGTGTTTGTCAGCAATACACCAGGCCAGGGCGCTGCGGCTGCTGGTAAATTCAGCCACTGGGTCCTGTCGTTTAGTCAACTGCCAGACCGAATTGGTGCGGCGCAAGAAGTAATCACGGAAGATCCTGTAGCCGCGACCTTCAGGCAAGATGAGATTGTGCCCCAGGCGCTCGAGTTCGCTGCTGGCTATGTCTAATAGACCCTGCAAGCGCTCTACTTTAGGACGTACTGGAATACGAGCCATACAGTAGAACTCAATAGGACACCGATGATACCTACACCCCAGGTGATGATCTGGTCATTGCGTTTTTCCGCCATGCGGTGCACCATGTCATGCACTTCGCGCACCACGGTAGATAGACCGGTGATTTTTCCCTCTACCTCATCTAGCTTGGCTTCGAGGAAGCGATAGCGTTGCGCACATAGATCAACATGCGCTTCTAAACTTTTCTTTTCGATATCACTTGGTTCCAAATTCGTCTCCTGGACTTCTATTTATCCAAGACTTGAAACCAAATGTTCTGGTCAACACCCTGCACCTGTATCACATCTGTGCAACCCGGCGATTCTCCCAGACCGATAACGATAGGAACGTTTTGGCAGTCATCGCGCAGGCAGGCAAGATCATCATCGCCCATAGCATAGACTTCAGGTCGCTCTACTGAGAATTCAAACTGCCACAGACCGGTATCTGTGTTCCGCTGTGGATCTGTGACACCGTCGATCTGGCTTCGCATCTGTGCCAGTTGCAGCACAGTTTCAAGATTCCTCTGCTGATTTCGGCTGCGTGTCCAGGCCATGTAGTCAGGTATTTCTGCGCCGGTCTGGGTGATCATGGGCAGTTTTTCTGAGCGAAAGTTTCCAGTGACACCAGTGGCTGTGATGTCAAATGCGGTGGTGATCAGTATGCGCATGTTTCAATTCGTAGTAGACTTCGACTTGTTCTATCATTTCTTGCAGGGCGGCGTCTTGCAGGGCGGCATGGAAAATTTCGCGCCACAGCTGGCTGCGCTGTTGGAGTTGGCGCAGCGCGCCCTTGCGTATGATCTTGCGTTCGGTGCTGCCAAATTCTCGCTCATACACAGTGTCGCCACCATCTGGGCTCTCAAACACGCTAGGCATTGGACCCTCCGTCAATGAAGCGACAATTGAACGCTATCACCACTCTCTGTTCATGACCTTGGTAGGGAGTGGCTGCATGCTGTATCCAGCTGGGGAACACTATCAAGCCACCATCCCGTGGTGGTATGTCGATGCTGCTGGTTTCGCTGCTCCAGCGGGTGCCAAGGTCAGTGTAGGCCGGTGCCCAAGGTGCGTAGAATCGATTGATGCCGCTGCGTGATTCCACATCTGAATCTCCGGCGCTGATGTAGTAGATACCGCTCCAGCTGGAGTTTGGATGCCAGTGCATGTCGTGATACCCGCCTGACCGAGTGATGTGGCACCATGATTCGTGTATGTCAATACCCACTCTTGTGCCTGGACCCCAGCGCCGGTCATTGGCATGACGCGCTGCTTCAAACACCGAGGCTCGGCACCATTCCAGCAGGGCCTGCATGGCAGGATCCGCATCAAGGAACAGATCAAAGTCACTTTCGTAAAGACCCTGTTTGATGTTGGTGGCAACACCGCTGGTTCGTGCTTCGGCTTGATGCCGCTGGCACACAGCTATTAGAGCAGCCCGGTGTTGTTCGTGCTGCTCCCACTCAAACTGATACATGGGGATGGTCCAGGTGGGAATTATCTGCATCGATTATTTACAGCCAAGAAAAAGCCCAGGAAAAATCCTGGGCTTGATTTGGTACCGGTGCTGCTTAGGACAGCGCCAGCTTGAAGCCAACGTCGGTGCTCTGCGAGCCCGAAACGTCAACACCGCGGACCTGACCTGCACTGTTGGTGATCTGCACGTTGCCAAGAGCGATGACAGCATTGCCAAGGGCAGTGGCGTCAGCAAAAGCGCCCGAGGGATAGATCGCGTACGAGATCTGACCGGTAGTGGTGGCTTCCACCTGGTAGAAAGCGATGGTAGAAGTCTGCTGGATGGCCTGGTTAATGGTCTGCACCACACCAGGATCTGTGACGTTGCCGCACTCGTTGCGGAGGTCGATGGCTTGGTTAGAACCATTCTCAACCACGAGAGCGAAAAAGTCCAGCTTGGGACCAGCCATCTGAACCAGGTTATCGGTAGAACCGATGTTGCCGGTCTGGGCACCGTTGCGGATGTCCAGTGCAAATACTGCTTGTGCGTCACCATTGGGACGGAATAAAGTTGCCATTGTAGTTCTCCTTAGTATGTGGACCCTGCGGTCCTGCTTTTATTTAGCCAAAACGGCAAAAATCGCGCTTAGAGCCCGTAAGTGTCCCGGGTAGCGTTGTAATTCTGAAGGATTTGGGTAGGTGTCAATACAGCATTGTAGATGAAAATCTGTCCTATGTCACCACTGTATTGATAACTGCCAGTAGGACTGCTACCGCCGGCTGTGTATGCTGAACGCCCGATCCACAGTTCCTGTGCGTTGGTCACTGATCCAGTATAGGTATCTGCTTTGGTGGCCACTTGGCTTCCATTCACGTATAGATACCAGTTTGAATCATCTCTGGTGAACATCACCAAATACCAAGCATTGTTATTGTAGGTGTTGAGCGGACTGGTCAGACTGCTTTGGGTGGTAACCTGGCTCATGTCTGCTACCAAACGTCCGCTATTCAGCCAGATCCTGTAGTTCCAGGGATTGCCTGCTGTGACTTCTTTAGACAGGATCATCCGGATGCCAGTCGCCGATGACCGAAACCAAGCGCCCACCGAGAATGATTCTGCGGCCAGGCTCTGATTGGTGTCTATATATTGCGTAGTGCCATCAAACGTGAAATAAGTCGAATTGAACTCCGGAGCTCCTACCAAGGTCGTAGTGTAGGCATTGGTACTGAGATCAAACCAAGAAGTGCCGGTGCCTGGATAACTGGTTGCACTGGCTGCATTGAGGTACAGTTGAAGATTGTCTGTGACAATGTTGCCGGCACCGCCTGCTGCACCGCCGATCTGGATGCCGGGACCGATGTCGATGCCAGGTCCTACTACAATGGTCATGCCAGCTCAGGATTGTTGCGCAGGCGATTGGCAGCAGAGAAGCCAAATCGATTCACCAGCTTGGCGCGCCCAGCATCAGTGGCCATGACCCAGCCCTCTTGTCCAGGTTGCTGGCGATCCAGCTGCTGTAACACATCCATCTTGAGTTCGTGCAGGAGCAGGAACAGATCGAAAGCTGCTTCGATGGCCTGTGCGTTGCTGGCCGGGCTCTGCAGGTATTCGAGGATGTTGCGGTACTTGCTGGCCGTGACATTTTGTTGCAACCAAGCGCCGAAATCTGGCAAGAGATTTTCAAAGTTGGTGGTGATGCGACTGTTGATGTAGCGTTTGCACAGCGCAGGCAAGTCTGTGATGCGGGCTGCGCGCAGTTCAGCAGGATTGAACAGCTGATCTATGGCAGAACCATGTGTGCTCAGCAGGCTGCGTATTTCGCGCACACGACCAGCATCCACGCGCACACTCTTGATGTCTTTCACTGTGGGCGGTATCAGCAAGAGACCAGGTACCGAACGGAACGGCATCTGCTTCAAGGGCTCGGCTGTGCTGCCAGGATCTTGATAGCGTGTGTGTACCGCGATACCTACCTGGCTGGCGCCTATTTCTTGACCCAAGGGGCTGTCAACCGGTATGCGATACTGCACTGTGTTTGGCGTGAATTCATATGCACCGGACACTTCGGGCGGGGTGCTAGTATACAAGAGATCGCCCTGCACATATCCACGGAAGTTCTGTGGCGTGGCCTGTGACAGATAGGGCCATAAACTGGCATAGAGCTCGATCAGCTCACCACGCTCACCGCTCCGCCGTCGCATGATGTCGGCCAGCATGTCAGGGCTGGTGGCCAAGCCGTCATAGCCCTTGGCCAGGAATCCAGACTTGTCTGTGAGCACGAATTCGCCCGTGGGTTTGCGACCCCACAGTATGGCAGGCTTGCCGTCCCATTTCACTGTAGTGGTGCCAGCGGTGTCTTGAGCCCCGGCATTGATGATGCTGAGTGCCTGCCGGGCGCCACGGGTGCCGGCATCAAACACGAGATCTTCTATGTGAGGTATGCGTGCCTCGGCTTCCATGAGTGTCTGTTCGATCAAGGGCTGATAGCCAAGATTCACGATGCGATTCCTGAGCCTGCTGAGAAAATCTACTTCGGTTTCATTTTGTGCCAGCACTGTTTCGAAAAACGGCACACCCTCGCGCTGGAAATGCGCACGGGCATCGGCCAGCTTGTCGTCGCGTTTGGGATCACGTTCAAGAGCCGCTACGATTTTTTCCACGCTGCCTAGATCTGCACGAGTGGCCCGGGCATTCAGCAGCATTTTGGCAATGCGGTCGGGATCATCGGTGATCAAATCATTGGTAGCTCGATCCATGATGCCGGCCAGTTGATTGAGTTTGTAGCCCATGCTCTTGGCGATGCTGTTGAGCAACACATTGCGATCCACACCGCGATACTGGCTGTCCGCATCCTGTCTCAGTATGAACTTGCTGAATTCTGGCTTGGGCACGAACATGAAGTCCGTCTGCACGTAACCCGAATTTGGGTTGCCATTGATTGGAGTTTTGAAATGCACCGAGGTACCACTCTTGCGTACCCATTGTTGTGGATCTTCACCGTGACTCTGGGCCCACTGTGACAGACGTGTCACCAACTGCTCTTTGGTGACTTGATTGCTGTCTATGGCCACATCAAGGTCGCCCGAAGTAGGCTTGAGGCCGGTGCTGCCCAGGGTGTTGTTCACAAGATCCAGTCCCGGCAACAAGCGTTCCAACCACATCAGCGTGGTCTTGACATCGGTCTGATTGATGCGCTGCGTGGCTGCCTGGCCTCGCTCATCTTTGAATACGTTACCACCTTCTTGTATCTGCATGTCTGACCCTAGGATTGGAAAGGTCTACGATCACGCATTTCGTCTCGATCACCGCCACGGTCACGCAAGATGTCTCCTACCATGTTGACAAAGGCGCTGACATCTGAAGAACCAATTTCTTCCCAGTCATCTTTACCTTCAGTGGCATCATCGATGGCCTGCATGAGGAATTGCACGCCGTAACGCGTGATCCATTCCGGATGTTGATTCACGATGCGTCGCGTCACAGCGATGCGCATGGGATTTTCTTGCTGTGAGTCTTCCATGGTCTTGTCCGCCACGAACACTGGCTCACCAGGTTTGATCAGTTCTTCAGGACTCTGTGGCGCTCCGCCGATGCTGCCACCGGTGGCGCCGCTAGCGGCCTTGGTCATCATGACCTTGCCTGTAGGATCTTTTATCAAGGCCGTGGGATTCTTTTTGAGATCTACCACGGTCTTGATACCGCCACCCATGTCAATCTCGGCTTCTTGTCCGGGCTTGATGGCTGTGACTCGCGCTATGTCGGCCTCGCTCATGACCACTTCAAATAATTTCATTTTCGTTACCTTGTCCTGTTCTGCGGATGCTGCGTGTGAATTTGCTGAGATCGCGAAGCCGTATGGCATTCAGCATCTTGCGCTGTAGATTTTCCGCCTGGTCACCAGGAAAATCACGCTCGATTTGTTCCATGAGACGGATAGCAGACGTGATAACGTTGCTGGCGCGACTTTCCAATAGATGTCGCCTATCACGTTGCACATACATGCTCTCGAGTTCTTCAAGTATGCTGCGAGTCTTTTTTTGCATTGTTCTTAACTCCTAGATTATTTATTAGAAATGACGCGACTCGCATCTATAAATATCGTCACTAAACCATGGATTTCTCTACAGTAACTGAATTTGAACAGGCCATGGCCGAATATTTTGGCGCACCAGTGGCTGTGGCCACAGATTCATGCACCCATGCGCTGGAGCTGTGTCTGCGATTCCAAGACATCAAGCAAACAGATTGCCCAACGCATACCTATATCAGTGTGCCATTTACACTGATGAAGCTGGGCATTGATTGGCAGTGGCGTGACCAGCCCTGGAGTCGTTGGTACGCCCTGGGACACACAAACATCGTGGATGCTGCTGCCTTGTTCGAACCGGACAGCTATGTGCCTGGGCACTGGATGTGTATCAGTTTCCAAGCCAACAAACCCTTGAATCTCGGGCGCGGAGGCATGATACTCTTGGACGATCATCAAGCAGCCTGGGATCTACGAGCCATGGCACACGATGGTAGGCAGCGCGGCCTGCCCTGGGCCGATCAAAACATCGCCACCATGGGCTATCACTACTACATGACTCCAGAAACTGCCTGGTTCGGACTCGAGAAACTGCCCGGGGTGATCAATACCAAGCATAACACATGGGATTGGCGCCGCTATCCCTACCTACCCGATCAGCCCGTGTTTCAAGACAGATAAGAAACAGCAGCAGGAAATACACGCCGCCAGTCGGTGCCCCTGCGGTGATCAATCTGATCGAGATATGCAACTATATCTTGTTCGCGACCTTGCACCGCATGAGGGGAAAGATCGCCTATGCAGTCTTGATGTCGATGTTGTATAGGATCTTGGAATCTGCTCAAGTAAAAATTTTGTTTCAGCCATTCATCTAGAGTTCCAAGATAACATCGGTTCAGCACAGATACCACGGTCAAGACATTGAAAAAAGTGTTGTGGGTACATGTATCTCTATACCAGAACAAATTGTCCACGATTTGATGCCATTTGGCGGGATATCTCAAGTAGTCAAATCTGTCGTCCACATCATCGATGCTGAAGTCTATCTGCACAGAGCAGAACTGAGACCAGAGATCGATCAGGGCATCTGATGCCCGGACAGTGGCATTGGTATTGTAATAGATAGAGACCTGAGATTTGTGAGGCACAGCCGAAAGAAAAATCTGATGCTCTTTGCTCAGCAAAGGTTCGCCGCCGTGGAAATGGATATATTTCAGTCGCGTGAGATCAAGATCTTTCCAGCACTTGTTGGCTGTATGTTTAATGGGTATCTTGAGTTCGTGTTTCCAAACACTGCTATTGTTTGGTCCGCACATCACACAGGCAAGATTACAGGTATCACCTACCCAGTAGTCCAAACGCACTGGCTCTATATCGGTTCCTTGGATGCCGTGATTTTGATACCATTGATTGCTGCCCAGGCGACGGCTGGTCTGTCCCAGAGCTTCGGTGTCTTTGCAGACGTGACAAGCACGGGGCCAAACACCCTGACGCCATGCATGGCGTATAGATTCTAGATAGGGGTCGTTGTCAAAGTCGATGTGATCTGCCCGGCGGTGCTCGGCTATGCAACAAGGAGCCAGTTCTAGATTTTGCCCCTGTGTGGTAACACTGAGATTTTTGAAGGCGTCTGTGCAAATTATCGATGATGCCATTGGAAAAATATTTAATACCAGA